GGATGATGGGAAGAAATCCTAAATTAAAAATCATTCAAGCTACGCATACAACAGAACTTGCCACAGGCTTTGGTCGTAAATGTAAAGCTCTCGTGCATAGTCCACAATTTAGAGAAGTTTTCCCTGAAGTAAAAATATCTCCCGAAAGTCAAGCTGCTGGTCGTTGGAATACAGTAGAAGGTGGAGAATATTTTGCAGCGGGTGTTGGAGCTGCTATTACAGGACGGGGCGCAGACTTACTTGTTATTGATGATCCACACTCTGAGCAAGATGCGTTAAGCGAAACTTCTTTTGATGCGTGTTACGAATGGTACACCTCTGGCCCAAGACAAAGATTACAACCAGGTGGCTCTATTGTTATTGTTATGACACGATGGTCAACCAAAGATTTGACAGCACAAGTATTAAAAATGCAGTCACGAAAAGGAGCAGACCAATGGGAGGTCATAGAGTTTCCGGCTATCTTTGAAGATGACAAAGTATTATGGCCTGGATTTTGGTCACGAGAAGAACTTGAAGGTGTTAAGTCTTCTTTGCCTGTATCAAAGTGGGCGGCACAATGGTTACAAAAACCGACAAGCGCAGAAGCTGCTATTCTCAAAAAAGAATGGTGGCAAGTATGGGAAGGAGAAGAACCACCTTATTGTGATTACATTATTCAATCTTATGATACGGCATTTTTAAAATCAGAAAGAGCTGATTACAGTGCTATTACGACATGGGGTGTCTTTACTCCAAGTGAAGACGATTCTCAGGCAATATGTCTGTTGAACAGTGAAAAAGGACGATGGGAGTTTCCGACACTAAAGAAAAAAGCTTATGAACATTATTTGGAATATGATCCTGATATGGTTCTTATTGAAGCAAAAGCATCAGGTTTACCTCTAACACAAGAACTAAGAACAATGGGTATTCCTGTTATTAACTTTACACCTGGTGGTCGAAGAGGAGGACAAGATAAAATTGCACGGGCTAATGCGTGCGCTCCGCTTTTTGAATCAGGTAGAGTATGGAGGCCGGAGACAGAATGGGCTGAAGAATTAGTTGAAGAATGTGGTAATTTTCCAAATGGAGATCACGATGATTTGGTAGATTCGACAACTCAGGCTATACTCCGATTCCGTGAAGGAGGATTTATAACTCATCCTGAAGATTATTTAGATGACGAAATCACTCCCAAGCAGTATAAGTATTATTAAAGGAGAAAAAATATGCCAAGAGTTGGAAAAAAACATTTTTCTTATGACGAAGACGGATATGCTAAAGCACGTGCCTTATCTGACAAAACTGGTGAACCTATGGTTACTGGTTATGCTCAAGGTGGCACAGCAGCTGATTTTGTTTCTGATAAAGAAAGACAAAAACTTGAAGATGATTACTTAGCAAACTCTGCCGCTGTTAATCCTGAATTTGCCTACGACCGTGCAAGTTACGAGTTAGATCAAGGTGAAGGAACAAACAGAATGGAAAAAGCTAGAAGAATGTCTAGCGGTGGTGAAGTTGAAGTAGCTATACCTGATAGTGCTGGAGGCCCTAGCAAAATGAGAGGCGCAGGCGCAGCTACTAAAGGTACTAAGTTTTCTGGAGTATTCTAAATTGTGTCTAAAAAAATTAAATTTGAACCTGACTTTGAATTACAGGAAGATGACGAAGTAGTTTTTGAATTTGAAAACGAAGTAAAAGCTTTAGATCCTATTTCTGTAGAAGAAGCAGTGGCAAGGATAATTTGTTTTAACAATCCTGAAAATCCATGTGATTGCAAAACCTCACTAAAATGTGATAGACATGAAAAGTATAGAGCTTCTGCTTTATCAGCTATTGTAGTTGTTCTAAGTACCGAAGGTTTTTTAAAACCTAAAAATTTATTGATAGAAAAAAAGGATATTAATTAATGGTTGATGATAATTTACCTTTAGGACAAGGAGGGCCAGAAGAAGAAGAGCTGGTTATAGAAGGAAATCCTTTAGAAGGGATGACTGTCAATCCTGAAGTTTTAGAAATTATACAAAACGGAGAAGGTATAGAGCTTGAAGACGGCTCTATGGAATTTACCTTAGAAGAAGGTGTCCTTGAAAAACAAAATGTTCCTTTTGATGCGAACCTTGCTGAGTATATGGACGATAGTGCATTGGGAGCATTATCTAGTAATTTACTTGCTCACATAGAAGAAGATAAAAGCTCTCGTCAAGAATGGGAACAAGCATATAGACGAGGACTAGAATTATTAGGTGTTAACAATACAGAAAGGTCTGAACCTTTTGAAGGAGCTTCAGGTGTAACTCACCCTATGTTAGCAGAAAGCGCAACGAAGTTCCAAGCAATGGCTTATAAAGAATTACTTCCACCTGGAGGGCCAGTGCGAACAATGATTGTAGGCACACAAAACGCAGAAACCGAAGCCCAAGCTGATAGAGTAAAAGAGTTTATGAACTATCAGATAACTTGTGAAATGGAAGAATATGATCCTGAAACAGATCAAATGTTATTTTATCTTCCACTTAGTGGTTCAGCATTTAAAAAAGTTTATTACGATCCGACAATGGGTAGACCATGCGCTCGTTTCGTTCATGCAGAAAAATTAATTGTCCCTTACAATACAACCGACCTTATCTCAGCAAGTCGAATAGCTCAACAATTTACAATGGGTGGCAATGATTTACGCAAACTTCAGTTATCAGGTTTTTATAAAGATATAGATTTAAAACCAGGCACTGTTGGCGCAAGTGAAGTTACGGAAGAAATAGATAAGCTTTCCGGCCTTGAAGATATTAATTATGAAGACGATGTTTTTGAATTATATGAGATACATACTTTCTTAGACTTGGAAGGTTTTGAAGATGTTGATGAACAAGGTGAGCAAACAGGAATTAAAATTCCGTATATTGTAACCATTGATGCGTATAGCGGAAATGTTTTATCTATTCGTAGAAACTACAATGAAGCTGATCCTATGAGAGATCCTATTCAGTATTTTGTTCATTATAAATTTTTACCGGGATTAGGTTTCTATGGATTTGGTCTTCCACATATTATCGGTGGTATGTCACAATCAGCAACTTCTATTCTAAGACAGCTTATTGATGCGGGTACATTAGCAAACTTACCAGCTGGTTTTAAAGCAAGAGGTATTCGTATTCGTGATGATGATGTTCCGTTACAACCAGGTGAATTTAGAGATGTAGATGCCCCTGGTGGAATTTTAAGTAATTCTTTAATACCTTTACCATTTAAAGAACCTTCACAAACTCTTTATGGATTATTAAAAACACTAGAAGAAAACGGCAAAGGATTTGCCGCTATTGCAGATTTTCCATACAAGGAAGTAGACAAGAATGCTCCTGTTGGCACAACGATTGCTAACCTTGAAAAAGGAACACGAGTTATGTCTGCTATTCATAAAAGGTTACATTATTCTCAAAAAATAGAATTTAAAATACTTGCTCGATTATTTAATGAATATCTACCTCCTGTTTACCCTTATGCTACAGAAAACGGACAACAAGAAATAAAACAAACTGATTTTGATGAAAGAGTAGATATTATTCCAATCAGTGATCCTAATATTTTTTCTATGGCACAAAGAATAGCTATGGCACAAACACAGTTACAATTAGTGCAGTCTAATCCTGCTATTCATGGCCCTAATGGTTTATACGAATCATATCGAAGAATGTATTCTGCTTTAGGTATTCAAAACATTGATCAGGTATTACCAAGACCAAAGCCACCACAACCAATGGATCCTGGTCAAGAAAATGCTATAGCTATGAAAGGTGGAACACTAAAAGCTTTTCCACAACAAGACCACGATGCTCACATTAAAACCCATTTAGCATTAATGGGAACTCCAGCTCTAAATGCTGACTTAAATCTTGTGGCTAATATTCAAGCGCACATTTATGAGCATATTTCTTTTAAAGCAAAAGATATGGTTCTTGCTAAAATGCAACCTGAGATTGAACAGTTAAAAGCTCAATACGGAGGTCAACTCCCTCCTGAAGTTCAAGAGCAATT